TCATTTTGAAGCCTTAGATGGCGTCTTTTTTTCTGGTTTTACCTTTTCTTTCGGTTTTTCCTCTGATTTTTTCACGGTTTGGTACGTTTTTGCATGGGTAAGGTTAAGGTCTGCCTCGGTCTTCCTATCTTGTCTGTCAATGTCCTTAAGTTTGCTGGCAATGTCGATCGCCTGGCTCTGGTGTTCAAGTTTTTGCTTGATAGGATCGACAGATTCAGTCCCTTTAGCCGGTTCTTCGTTAGTTTTTTTGGCTTTTGTCACCAAATTAAGTGCCATTCCCCTCGTTTTGTCGATATCCGCTTCTGCTTGTTTGTATGCAAGCTCTCTTGCTCTCTGATCAACCATACTCTGCCTGATTTCCTGAGCTTTTTCCTCGCTATTGAGTGTAATATCGAGATCATTCGCCTTGATTCTCTCTTCAAGGAACTTCCTTCTGGGGATATATGGCCAATCTTCGGGGGTAATCGTTGTGGCAAACTGGTTGAGTGCCTGCATCCTGACTTCTTTTGTCACCAGAGAAGAAGATCCTCGAGCTCGGACTTTGTAATCACCCTTGATTTCCGGTTTGTCACTGAATTCCATGTTCCAGGCATAAAGTGCCTTTATGACGGATTCCTGGTGCTCATCGAAATTCCGGACAATATCGCGCACAGTCAAAGTCATACTCGACATTCTCATGGAAACACCGGTCGAAGTTTCGTTCGACATTGCGTTAGGGTCAGAGATAAACCATGTGGGCAGGGTAGATTCGATATCACCGAATTTTATGAATTGATCAATAATATTGATATATTCCGGGATGTGGCTTTCAATATTCAAGATTCTTATTGCGGGGTATTGGGCATCCACTCCCCTGCCCTCCCGTACCCAGACCTTCATCGGGTGGATATCGTTGACATCCTCATTTATAACAAGGGTTGCGTTTACTTCGAATTGGGGGCCGCTACAGATCGCAGCATTATTAAGCATCATCCTCGATGCAGCCGCTACCGTGAGAGCACTATGTCTCGTCACTCGCGGGAGACCTTCACCAAAGATACTCGTTTCGTCCTTATCAAAGTAAAAGACGTGATAAATAATATCTTTTATCTTCATGTCGTTTCTGATGGCCTTTATGACATTATTCCCCAGTATCCAGACCGTTGCCGGCAGTTCTTCCTCAAGCAATTCTTCGGCAATCTCAGATCCCGAAGCCTGCAATTCCTTTCCGGAAACATATCCCCAATACTCAAGGATTTCATATTTTCTGAAGACGCTCTTCTGTGTGCCGGTACCTTCAGGAGTCTCAAAGGCATTTTTGGGCGCCAAGGCCTCGTCAAGTTTTTCAAGGTCCATCTCAAATTGTTTTTTGGTGGCATCCCCGTTTGGATGGTCAATGAGATATTGCCTGATAATTTCGTTCCTAAACCCCTTGCGTTTCAGTAGTTTCCGGACATCATGTTTCGACATTATATGCCGTTCAAAACATCCCTCCATCTGCTCCGGATCCGTCACATTCATGTCCGGGTACCAGTTCCATATCTTAATGTTCTGAAAATATGGAGAGGTCTTTTCTGTTTCTTTCGAGATAACATCGTCTTCAGTTGCTTCATAGACAGTTACATAATACTGGATAGGGAGAGGACCCTTAACTACTCCGGTACCCAATATTACTCCAGACTTCAGGGTGGGTTTCCCCACTCTCATGGAATAATCCATTTCCGAAAGCTGGTCTTCCATCTCTACCGCCATATCCTGGCAGGAAGATTCTGCGTATTCTTTTATTCCCTGTTTTATCTGTTTGGGGGTTGGCAGAACGATCGCCCCGGTCTCTGGATTTTGAGTGACAAGGGCCTTGGTAATTTCTTTTACCGTTTCGATAGGGACTTTTGGAACAGGGGTAGGTTCGATCTCCCAGTTCTTGTCCTTATCGGGGAAAAGCATTTCATGGAGGCGGGAAAGAACGGTGTTGTCCCGGGATCTCGTTATTTTTGGGTAGACCTTGGAGGCGTTTGGTGGGATAAGAGCCAGAGTCTTTGGGTCATAAATACCCTTATGCTGTCTCAGGTTTTCCAGCCATTCTGTTTCTTTTGGCCTTCTCAGCCTTTCGTTTTCCGAGAATTGGGCTCTTAGCCTTCGGGCAAATTCCTGCAGATCTGCATCTTCTTTCGTATCCGCGGGTGGGTTCCCCTCAACAATATCCTTGAATGTTTCTTCGAATTTCTTTTCAGATTCTTCTTTGGGTGCTCCTTTAGCGACAACGGCCATTTTATCCCCCCTTCCTGCCCATTCCCTTTTTGGCTTCCGGGACATTGGCATAGAGCGCAGCCATATATTTTTTCACTGAGCCCTTCGTGGTGCCCACTTTTTTACCGCGGGATCCATCTGGGTTCTTTTTATAAACTGATTTTCCGCTGGATATATAAGGCATGGTTAATCCTCCTTCTTTTCCGATGCTTCCTTGAAAGCCTCTTCGAACTTGTCAGAGGAAACTACTTCGAGATGGGTTATTTGAAGATCTATGCTTTCTCGTTTATCAGCCTCATCTTCATTAGACCCAAGTCTTTTTATTTTTGCTTTGGCTTTAATAACGACATCTTCTCCAACCTTAAAATCTTTAGCCGAAACCCCGAGCTTTTCCAAAACTTCATCATTTAAATCAAGGGACAATCCCCACGGATATTTTGGACCATTGCTTTCTGGCCCCATAAATGAGTCTCTTTCTTTTTTTACTTCTTTCTTACTCAATTTCATATCTACAAGTGCCATGGTTTCCTCCTTCTATTCAATGAGACAGGCAGGTTCTGTCTCATATCCTTTCTATGGTTTTGCCGTTATCGTTGAGTAAATATATTTCTCCGTTAGCGTGAATGAGTTGCCATGCGGTAGAGTTTTCGACACATAGCATAATGTATTTCATAACCGATCTTGTTTCGTCTTCTTTTGGTTCTTGACCCGCATAGATATCATAATATGTTGTTAAGTTGGTATCTCCGGGGTTTTTAAATGACCAATTAAATTCCTTTACACCGTCGTAAAATGCCCACCCTTGATTTGTCTCGATTTTTACTATCATACTGCCTCCTGTCTGTTTATTTTCCCTGCCTGTCTCATTTTTAATATCCGCCAATCTGATCAGCGGCTCTATGTTTTGGCGCAATTCTCAGTTTTTGCCTGATTTGTTCCCTTCGGTCAACTTTATCTTTATCATTCAAAATAAACATACAACCGTATTGAAGTGCATCCTGTGGATGGGACCAATAGTTCTTTGCCGGCTCTTGGAAGAAAGTATTCTCCATCCCAGGGATCCTTTTCCTGTGATATCCTCCGTTAAAGCCCTTTCTGAGAATCTGGCAGGTGGGAGAAATAACGATGCCTGGCATACCGTCAACAAGTTTTGTAAGAAAGTGGTCTACTGCTGAAGTTCTTGCAACCAAAGAGTTTGTTGCTGCGGGGACGATATTGGTAAGGCCAATCTCCTTGGACCAGAGGACTTCATAACAGGTACTCTCGTCCGTAGGAGAACGTGATTTTCCTGTCGGGTCCCCTGATCCAATACATTGCATCCCCGCGTATTTTGTCGAAAGTAATGGTAAAAGCATGTCGAGAGAGAATCTTTTGATGCCCATTCCCTCACCAACGAGCTCGTCAAGGACAAGGAGTTGTCCTCTGGGAGTGATCTGTTTTATAACACATGTTGGGTTTAAAGCAAAGTCGAATCCTAATACAAGGGGTAGTCCCCGTATCGGATAGAGGGGTGAACCAGCAATGTGGAGAGTATCGTTGAACGACTCATAGATGAGTTTCCCATCAACTGTGAAACCGTATTGTCCATGAATGTAGACTCTGATGTACTGTTCTGACTTACCTTTCGCCAGTTCAATGTAATAGCCTCTTTTAAGATTCTGGATGTTCTCTGCCTGCGGACTAAGACCTGATGGTTGTTTAAAGATTTTCGCATTGTCTGGCCTCTTCTTTTCGAAATATGTGTACCACTCTGAGGTTTCGTCTGGCGGGTTAGAATCCATGATGATGCCGCACCAGTTACAACCTCCGTCCTTTTCCGCGGGATAACGACCAATCCTGCCGTCAAGGGCGTCAAAGATGACTTTTGAGACCTCCCGGTATTCATTAATCCACGCTCCTGTATATTCTGCAGACAAGAGGTCCCTGACCTGATCTGGTCTATCGAGGGCCCTGAAACACAATTCAATCTCTACCCCATCAAAGATGTTGATGAAATAGTCCCTTGTCGTCTGTTTCCACTCCCCGCAAATATCATCAGGGAACCAGCTCTTTACCGTCTTGATTGTGGTGTCGTCAAGTTCTTTCGCGGTGTTTCTGACGACAGCCCATCTCGATCGCCTGATCCCGTCTTGGGGGGACGGCTTCATCATGTGGGCCCGTCTCACTATTTCCATAATACAAGCTGTACTCTTCCCAGAACCGAAAGGACCGACAGCGGCCCTTATTCTTGTATCATCGAGTGCCATTCTTCTCAGGGTAGGAACATGGCCCCAATCATATTCTATTTTGAAAGGTTTGTTCATCGCTCTCCGTCGTAACCATAAGGGCCGCTGTCATCGGTCTCCTTGATGGCTTTTGCCTTTATCACAATCTCGCCGGCGTCACTTATAGAAATGTCAATGTTCATCGGTTTATCTTCTCTTTTCTTAATGAAAGCAATCCGGAAGCATCCCCACTTATCTTTGAAATATTCAACGGTTATAACATTATTGTCTGCAAGATAATCGATAATATTGGTAAAGAGTTCACTTTCCCGCTGGTCTATGCTCCATGGCATCGCTCCCAGAATATGAAGGTCCTCAACAACATATACCCCATTTGACTTCAAAGAGTTGAACAGGGTGCCAAACGATACCAATTGGTGTTCGGGGTAATGCGACCCGTCATCGATGATGATGTCAAAAGGACCGTGTGTTGCGGAGACATTTAGCAGGTCTTCCATGTCTCCTTGGTCTCCCTGTGTTATCCAGACTCGTTCGATGGCGAGCTTTCTATAATCATGGATATCCATTCCGACAATCTTTGCGTTTGGAAAAAAGTCTTTCCATGCACAAAGAGAAGGGACTTCGTGGCCATTTATGCTTATTCCAATTTCAAGAAGACAGAGTTCGCTGTCTTTCAATGGAAGGAAATATTTCTCGTACGCTTCTCCATAACAATGAAATTGGCCAGGAGGAGATCCTGTCGGCGCCTTATCGCCCTTATCGCTATGGTATTTTGTGAAGAGTTCGTCAAGCATGATTATTCATCAAACTTTTCAGCATCGTCTTTTATGTCCTCAAGCTTCTGGATTGTATAGGGTTTTTTCTGGTCTGTCGATATCCCTCCCAAGGTAAGAACATCAGCCACTACTGCAGGCCCGAGTTCAACAACATCCACCAAGGTGTTTACCAATCCCTTAAAAAATCCCATAGTTATAACCTCCTCACTGCCTTTCTATTATTTCCTCAAATTCTTCCCTACCGTCAAAGGAATGATGAATGATATGCTTATTCAGCCCGTAAGTGTTTACTGTTGGCTTGCAAAGACAGTTTTCTGAATTGATATCATGTTCGATAATATCGTTTGTCGGGACGGTATGGATTGTTTCAGGCATTAGTGCCCCAGCCTTTTCTTTTTTGCCATTATCTCATCAAATGCTTCCTCAAATTCCTCTGCCTCATTTTTTGGCTTTTTCCCATTCTCGGGCACCTTGTCGCTATCTATTTTTTCCCCTGATGCTAAATCCCAGCCCTTTTCTACTTTCTTGGTAAATTCAAACCATTGAGGCTTATTTCCCTTCCCATGACCGCGCGCATATTTAACGTTAATAACATGTTTTCCATCTTCATGGATAATTACATATGGGTTACTCGCAGCCCCAATGCAGTGGGTTCTACCTTCAGGATCGTGTTCATAATTATGAAAATACTGAAGAGGACCTGTATATTCTCTTTCTCCAGGTTTCATATTTTGTCTCCCTTTATTGTCATGGCATCGCAAAAACCGTACTTATGACGATCAATAATTTCATCTGGTATTTTCCCTTGTGCAAGAGAACGGATAATCAATTTTCTATAATCTACATTCACCTTTTCACTCATTGGAATTTGAGACAATAAAGCAATTGACTGCGGAGACAAATATGGAAGATAAACTTTAATATCTCCGGAAGCCTTGTTGAGCGGTAAAAGATGATCTGGATAAAGCCTCCTGAGATATTTGAAATACATGATTTCTGTGGGATTCTTTTGGTGGTCATAATATCCGCAAGTGAATTCATCTATGCCGTCTCCCGCAATAATTTGTGGAACTCCTTCCAGAGATAACAGTTGAAAGAATCTTCGTACAATAGCATCCCCCGGAAGATCTTCAGGAAGTTGATCACTTACAGAGCACTGCCAAATTTTATGGTGACTTATTTTTAACAGTTTGGTAATCATTGAAGAATATCTGTAATCTGGGTGATCAGAGGACTCGACAATGGTATAACATTCAATGTCTCGAGGATCGAATGTTTCTGCCATGTAGAAAAGGAGCAAAGATGAATCTACACCTCCGGATAGGGCGAGTGTCCTTATATTCAATTTTTTAATAGTGTTTTTAATGGTTGTCTCGATATGGCTCAATAGGATCGGTTGCCCAATGGTCTTCCAATTTTCAGGATAAACAATCATAAGTCAATGACCTTAATACCTCTTTTCCCAAATAGACCCCAACCATAACATACGATATAATAAACAAGCAACCGATCGAAAGAACTATCCAAAATAAAAAATTACTCAACTTGGTATCCTTCCTTATCATATAACATCCTCCATATTTAACGTCTTTTTTTCTACGATATATGCCATGCCTGAAGTTGTTATAAAGGCAACCACATCATCTTCTTTTAACCCGTGGTTATTTTTTAAAATATCAAGAACCTGGGTCATTACCTCTGGGGATTTAATATCATCTACACAGCCCATAAGATGATCATTATAAAAATGTTCGTGCCCCCAGTTAATGATTTTCATCAGATAACATCCTCCATCACGATTTCTGTTTCTTCTTCTCCTCTTTCGCTTTCTCCTTCGCTATGCGTATTTTGTCCTTCCGAGTCAACTTTTTTGGCCTCTTCACTGTTTGTCTCCTGTATCGAGTATTCATAATGGCTGGTATCCTGAATACCTTCCTCATTCAAATCGCTGCCAGGCTCAATAATCCCCAGCACATCTTTTCTCCCAATCTTCCCTTCCCCAATTTTCAGGCCTTTCTGATCATCTTCGAGACCCTTCATAATAAGAAGCAATCCGCGCTTCTCCTTCCCATTCTTCCCCAAACTCTTCTTTCCTTCATTCTCCTGTTTCTTCGTCTCCATTCTAAGCAGGGTCTGAAACACCTGATTTCTGACATTCTTATCTCTTCTGGCTCTTTTAAGCAGTGTCTTTTTCCCTCCGAGTTCATTATACACCCAGAGCAAATCCTGCATAAATCCGGAATTCTCTTCTAAGGAAGTTTCTTCTGCCGGAGCCTGCTCTTCAATTGTATCTTTAATCTCTTTGTGAGGAGGTCTTCCTCGCGGCTTTTTTTCTAAATCAACGGTTTCCGGTAAAACGGGGGTAAGCGCCTGCTTCTCTTTTTTCTTAACTCCTACGGACATACAATAACATTATTGTTAAACGAGCAATAAAGCAAGCTTTTTATTTTTTCTGAAAAAATTGGGGAGGTAACTTTATATATGAGATTTAAGAAAAAGATATGTGTCAAAAAAGTGACAGGTACCCTATTTATGGAGATTAAATATTTTTTCTAATTTTTGGGGGAGGGTTTACGGGGATTAAATATAAGAGGGGGTGCCTACATGGAGAGAGGGGAGGGGGTTCCTTTTCGATCTAGGTCTACCCCGGTCTCTGGAAAAAAGAATGCTTTCTGGGGGCAGGATCACATAATTACTGATTATGTGACCCACTTCACGCGCAAACAAGTCAATTCTGACTATCTCATGGTCAATATTGACTATGGAATTTATGCCATAGTATTAAAGTCCTCAATCATTTCCGATTAGTTCATCTCCTGAACATATGCTCATCCTTGCTGTGCGCGCTCCTTCACGCTGCCACGCATATACTTCTTCTTTCTGTAGTTCTTCTCTTAATAACCCTGTTTTATGTCTCTCTATAACACCTTGTTATTATGACCAGTATGTAGAAAGTTCTTGACAGGTCTTTTCCAACTATGTCTATACTAATATTGTTCTCTCTTCTTGCTGGGAAGAGAGATATAAGAGAGACGGGAAGACGTTCTTCTCTCTGTAGCTTTGGCCCTCAGAAGTGCGCTTGACAATCCACACCTTGTTTGAGTTACAATTCATTATCAGCTAAGAACAATTAAAAACAATAAAGGAGGTTTATATTATGATGATATATCAAGATATGAACGGGAATTATTCCATTTGGTTTGGCGATTTTAAATACACTGGAAATCATAAAACCATTGACGAGGCTATTGATGATTATTTAAACCAATTCGATGATTGGGAACCGGGAGACCGATGGTTTATTAGAACTACACTAAAAGAAACATTTAATACAAAATAACCAGGAGGCTTTCATTATGAACAAGGCAGAGAGACAAGCTTCACTTGTAAGGATGCGGGCAGCAAAAGAAGAAGCCAATAAGATCGTTAGTACAGGAGTGTGCCCGGAGTGCGGGGCTAAACTCAGGAGCAATACTTCACTAACCGGATGGTGGCAGTGCGGGAGATTTGGACGAGATTCCTTCAGGCTCCCGGAATACCGGGGGCAGAAAGACTGCGGCTTTCAGTGTTTTACTGATTAACCAGCGTGTAACTGATGAGGGGCAGAACCCCGAAACCCCGGAAACGGGGTATTACACTAAGACAAAAACTAATAGGAGGATTGCGCGATGACAAGATACGATTATATTAATCAAGCCTGGATAGAAGACGGTAAGTATGTGAGATGCGGACACCCTGAGTCTGCTAATTGTAATTGCTATGGGAAGAAGCACGAGGGGGAGAAAGCTCCAACACCTACAGTTGATGGACTTTATGATGATATCCATAATCCCGTTGTAGGTGGATCGTTCATGACTGATAATGGTCCGATGAAAAGGCGCTTAAACGGAGAGCTTGTGGAGGTTGGGGATCATGAGACGAGACGATAATAACACCTTATTCGACACCGGGCAGTATTTCACCTTAAGCGGAGACCAGCCTTGCAAGATCAAGCATTTTCAGAAGCCTGAGCCAAAAGCTCCCCTGGAATACTTTGTGGCAGTGGGAGAGGATCGAAGGACGGTACGATTAACAACGCAGATCACGGTTGACGAGCTTTATGAAGGGAAAGCACACGTAAATGGGAGGATAAAACGATGAGCAAGATAAGAAAAATCAAGTTTGTTTGTAACGCTGTTAGATGGTTCGATAAGGTAAACGGTAACACCTATCATTCCGTGAACGTCACCAGGCTACGGGATGGAGTAATAATCTACTGCGATACTCCGTACCAGTACGGCTACGGTGAACATTATAGGCAGACGGCCCTGGAGCTGATGTTAAAAAATAAGTGGATACCGAAGAAGTACGGAGAGCCGACAACCAACATGAGCAACCAATTGTATCTATATGACCGCGAAAACGATTACCCTATTATGTGGAATGTGACGGACGGCTTAAAGCGGGAAATGATAAGGAACGGCACAAAGTAAAGGGGGTGAATAATATGTATTGGCTCTAAAAAAGCCGAAACGCCGTCAAAATGAAGTAACAAAGGGCGGCGTCTCCCGGTTATGCCGGGACCGATGAGGCTAAAAAATAAAAGGAGGCAACAGATTATGGCACGATTTTATGGAGATTTACAAGGCAATAGGGGACAGGCTACAAGAATGGGAACAGCAAAAAGCGGCATGGACGGACACATTAGAGGCTGGAACATCGGCGCAAGAGTTTGGATGCGTGTCAATGATGCGGGTGAAGATGAAGTCACAGTCGATATTACAAGAGGCTCTAACGGCGCGGGGCAATCAAGACGAATCGGAACATATAAGATCGTTAATGGTGAAATAACTAAGATATAAACCGGACTGATGATTGCAGAAGCATGAAAGCTTGAAAGGAGGCAGGCTATTCGGTTAAATAAAATCTTAAAGGAGGCTACATATGGAAACAATAAGGATAAAAGGTGGAAATCACAATTTCATTGTTTATGAGCGAGAAACCGCGCAGGACACGGCATTTCATAAGGATACGCCGATGGAGGTGAGAAAGATCCTCGAAAATGCCCGGACCACGCATTTATGGGATGACTATTATCACAGACCACGGCTCCGGTTGTTCTTTGGCGACACTAAAACGGGCCGGGATTGGCACGAAGAACACGAAGTCGTAGGAACCATCGGACGATCTGTCGGGCGCATTAAGATTCCATTGTTGATACAAACGTCAAGAAGTCATGGCGGAGGGGCTATCCTTGACCATTGCATAGTTAAAATTATGCAAGGACACCGGGTTCTATATCAGCATCCAAAGTATAACCACGGATGCTTTACCATCGGGCCGAGCGATATGGAAGGATATTACCACAACGTCTATATTGACGGATCATTGCATGCGAGATTTAAACGCCCAGGCCAAGCAGAACGCTGGATTGATTTTATGACCGGCAAACGTATGTCACGATAAAGGGGGGCAGCTTATGACTATGATCGAGCTGGGCCATGAAATAATCTATCGTAGCAGCAATTATAAAACTGCTGAAAAGCGGTTCCTGTCTCTGGTTGCAAAAGGCAAGCCTGTAGCATTGATAACGACAAAGAAAGGCAAGGCAAAGAATGAATAACTTCGACAGATTTTTAAAGGTGGTTATGTGGGCTGAAAGAAGGTATTACGGGAAGGAAGGCTATCCGGGCCTTGTCATAAACCGTGGCGGTATACCATCGAAGTATTACCAGATTGAGACGTTGGCATACAACAAATACATAATAAAAGGAAGGTGATAAAATGACGACAGAGGTTAAGTGGAAAGATACCACAATGACAACGTTTTTATGCCGGAACGGATGCTTTAACTGTGCTGGGAAGATGTGTTCTGTTCTCAATAAAGCAGGGGTGACACCATGAAGAAAACAATATCAGGTTTTCTTAAGGTTTTCAACAAGCTCAATGGTTTACGGGTGGGAGGTATTGGCAAGGTTGTGGTGACAAAGTATTCGATATGCGACAGGGCAGCAATACAAATTACCTCGGAATATGGTGAACCATACGGAACCTTGACCGTCAATATCCCTGAATGCCCTCTCCAGGAAGAAAAAGGAGAAATACTCGTAAAAACATGGTCTGAAAATGAGCATTTTTCCAAGAAAATGATGGAAACCGGGATGTTTGAGGATACCGGGAAACGCTGGGGTACGGGATTTGTTGAGGCCCAAATCTGGAGGGTAAAAATATGAAGGTCTATGTCGTTGTCGAATTATGGCAGGGAATGTTTGAAACAGAGCCGTCCGTTTACCTGAGCAAGAAAGATGCACAGCGTCATTTTGATGAGTTTGTTGAGAAATATCAACTTGACCCTGATGAGCCATATGACGGAGACGGTACAGAAATCCATATGTATGAAACCGAGATCATTAAGCCTCGTATGGTCCTTACAGCTCATCGCCGGGCCTTAGCTCGACTGGAGGCTATATGCTCCTAAAGATCAAGTTCAACAATGCCGTGATGGTTCGGGAAGCGGACAAGGAAATGATGTTCCAGGTTGAACATAGTACGCAACCAGCGATTGAACTGACGACACATTATCAGGAAGGCAAGCCGGAGATACAAAAGTTAAGACTGTTCGTGACGGATTACGGACGGATCAAAAGAGGAGGATAAAATGCCCGCTGAAGATTTAGAAATAATAGAAACCTTAGAGTGGGAATGTGAATATTGCGGGTTTGTCAATGGCCTACAGATATTCAAAGATTATGGGCCAGTGCTCAGCGATATTTGTGGAGGATGTGATGCTATTTTCGACATTGAATATTTACGAGAAAAGAGGAGGATATAAAAGAATCGGGGAGAGCCAAAACTCTCCCCTTTTTTATGCCTAAAATTCCTCAAAAATCCACGCTTTTTTCTTCCATTGAACTGCTACAAATCCAAATTCTTCAAAGGTACGTGCCGCTACCTTAATCTTTATTCTCGCATCATCATGCCAAAACCCTTTAGTTTCGTGAAAATCTATTCTATCAGGGTAAATAACCATGAAATCAGGTGTATAATAGGTATTGTTAGCAAGTTTGAATTTAATGCTCTCGAATTTATAATCAAGAATTTCCCCAGCTTTCTTTTGCATCTCAAGCAATTCGGCGTACCTTTTTTCAAGTCCATTCATGGTGCCTGAAGGCCTACGTTTTGGTGGTATTTTGTATCTCATATGTTCTTATCCTCTCTCATTATATAAATGTGTTTGTTTTTATCATAATCAACGATCCCCATTGCCATAAGACGTTTTACAAGTTTAAAGATTGAAGTCTGTGCAGAACTGTGTTGTTTTGCAGTGACAACATCAAAATTAGACACTTCATTGTTTTGAGGATCGAAATCGATATGATGAACAAGTTCTGATAGCGTCAACGGTCTCCCCAAACATTGTTCAACCATAAGCCTATGTCTTGCTATATAACCATTTTTGGATTGTGGATGATCTGGATGATATTCAAGGATGTGGCCCTTCCCTTTTCCCCTTTTATATTTAACACTTCCTTCTTTATTACATACCAGCGCTTTCTTACATTCCTTAGAACAAACAAAATTAGTCTGTCGGCGTACGTTTGTCCTATATCTGATAATGTCTTTGCCACAGACTGAACAGTTAACCTCTTCATAAAAATACGTTTTGAAATTATGTCCTTTTGCGTTAGATTTGAAATGTTTCTTATATACTCCGGGGGCAATCTTTATAAATTGCCCCCTCGGTAATTTTTCCGCTACACGTTTACGATATGACCAGTAGCATTGTCTTGAACAGAACTTAATTCTGTCCAATCTTGCATCAAATTCAGTTTCACAATATTCACAAATCTTAATCATGCGTACCGGCGACTATCATTTCTTCCCTTTCTCCTTCCCTTCCTTCTCGACTCCGGGTAGGGTCCCTTGATTCTCATTGATAAGCCGGGATACGCTGTCCTTGATCTTTTCGGGGATGAAGTTAATGGACGCTTCCACTTCGAGTTCATCGCTGGAGTCTCCCGGTTTGAACTTGATCGTAAACGGTATGGCGAGGACCCCATCTTTTTTGAGGTACGCTTTCTGGATTTCATCCTTATACATATTCAAAACGGCCTCCACTTCTTCTCCCGCTGCCTTGTTTACTGTTTCGGTGATATTTTGCATCAGGTTTCCTCCCTTTCGAGTATTTGAGATGCTTCGTAATCTGAGGTGCAAAGTAGTGGTATCAGGGGATGGATATCACACGCCGCATTGAGAGATTGACCAGAGCTGTAAGAAAAGTGTGGTCCTGACTCCCATGCGCCCATGTGATATCTGATTGCAAGCCTTTCAATCTCTGTCAGATGGAAAAACTCTTGCAAGATAGAAACTGATTTCTCTCCGTGTCCCATTGGGAATTGGTCTTTGACGACCCAGACTTCGACCGATTCCCAGCGGCCATCAATCTTTTTGTTTCTCAGTTCTTTACCGTAGAAATTGACCTTGCATAAATCATGGCAGAGACCGCAAAGGATAATGCTTGACGTTGGGACATCAAGGCCATAACGTGTGGCTTTTTCACGAAGAAGGCTGTAAACGTGCAGACTGTGTTGTGCGAGCCCGCCTTCACAGGCCAAGTGATACATAGTGGATGAAGGAGCCGTAAAGAAATCGCTTTCCTCAATCCACTTCAAAAAACGGTGGAGACTTTCCGCATCGGTGCCATTGTCGATGTTGCGTAACAAATTGAGGATCAGATTTTTATTAATTTTTATTGTTTCTTTTGATATCATCCGAGCCTCCGTTACTGCACGATCACGATCTTAATTAAGATCTTCGGACTCGTGGTAGATGATCCAATGGCCGGGAATATGCCTCCTGTCGCTCCAGCAAGGCCACCATGATATGATTCGCTCCCCGCTGCTCCTGCGCTGTTATTGATGCCCCAGCCTGAACCCTGATACTGCACCATAACGCGCACCTTATCTTCCTGCCCCTTCACCTTCTCCGCTACTTCATCGGCCGCTTTTAGCATCTCTTCTTCAAACTCTTTCATACGGATACTGGTGAACACTCCACCATCGAATACCTTAACCACGCGCACCACTTTATCTTTTTTGAAATCAAATGGTGTAAGCAACGGATTTGCGAACATGGGGACAAGAGGATAATTGCCAAATCCATAGCTGGCCAAAGGAGCCGTTGAAGGCCCTACCTGCGGGGTATCGATAGGAGCCGTGTTGAGACTTCGAACGGTAACATCCGTGTTCTGTGATTGACCCTGGCCCTGTCCTTGACCTTGGATCTGTCCCTGAATCTGGCCTTGTGCCTGCCCTTGATTTTGCGTCTGGACTGGAGGCAAAGTGATACTTGTCGCAAAAACTGAGCCTGTTGTAACCATCAAAATAACTGAAATCACCATCACCAATGCCATACTGCGTACTGTGTTTTTCATGTGTTTCTCCTTTTTGTTTTATTTTACTACCGTATTCTCGTATCCCTTTTCGCAATAAACGTGACGCCAGGGATATTTGGCGCCGTGTTTGTGCCCTTCACCTGATCATTGCCGGCCTGTTTGATCTTTGCCACGTTGAAATTGACGCATGCGATCGATAATGTACCGTCGAGTATTGCCCGCAACACCGCCTTTGGATTGTGAATCTCGTGGACCTCATAGACAATTGAACTGCTCATGCCCTTTGGCTTATCGAAGTTGCTAACGGATACGGTCATGGGAGCCGATACTTCTTCCATGGCCACCTGTTTGGTTTCTACGCGCTGTGAAACCTGCCCGAGCTGTTTGTCGATCGCCTCGATTCTTGTCCGAATTATGTCTGCCTCCTCTTCAGTAACGTCCGGGGCTTGGATGCGGTCTTCAAGAGATTGCCTTTTAGCGTTCAAGTCTGTTTGCTTCTCAAGGAGCTTGTCGAGGGCACCGTTGATGCTATTGAGTCTCTTCTGCCGATCCCTTTCCGCAAGATCATTGATCCTTTTTTCTTCTGCTTTTCTTTCCTCTTCGAGGATATCAACGCGCATATTGATCTTATTGACAACAAGATCTGCCGCATGTTTGTAACCGTTCACGGTGAGGGACTTTTCTGCCTTAAGGATCTGGTCCTTAATCTCGTTGACGCGATCCTTAAAGGGCTTGATTTTGTCTGCGGCGTCCTTTTCGCCTTGTTTGTATGCCCGTTTCATTTCCACGGCGAGTTGCATGCTGTCGTCATCAGAGATAACCAGCGCAGTAGCCTTTGATAATGCAAACTCTACATCCTTGGTTGTGTTGGAAAACCACAACTCCAGTTGTTCATCCTTGCCTACGATAATTGCCGGTAATCCGCTTACTTCTACTTCCTTCACTTCGTTTTGCATTGCTTTTCCTCCTCTTCTGTTGGATTTATTGTTTGTTCAAAGCTCCACGTCAAGAATTCCAAAAGACTCGTCTTGGTTAGCATCCTGCCAGTTCGTTCAATAAAATCAGCAAGTAGTTCATCGAGCATCCTATGGAGTTCTTTATGCCTTTGGATGTGTGCTTCTTTTTCTATTGCCATTGGTCCGTCCTTTATTTTGTTTTCTGTAGCCAATTATGTTCTTGCAATCTATAATAGAAATGTGACCAATCGTCTCTTCTCTTCAATGGTGTAAATTCATAATCGCTGCCATCTTTCGGGATCTGTAATTTCCATCTTTCGATGATCCCCTTGTACTCGTTTTCATGTATAAGGGTTTCATAAGAGGCCGTCTGTGGCCCTATTAACATGGATAGACCAGTTTTTAAATCAACAAGGCATGGCCTTTTGTGTCCCTTCAGCTTTGCAAACAAGTCAAGCATCCCAGCATACCCGTATTTCGTTGATGCAAGCGGTTTTTCGCATAAAATGGCTTCCGGTTTATATTTCTCGGTCCACAATAACAATTGCCGGGCAGGTTCCACAAGAATTGGGTGCAAGGACTTCTCGTCTATGCCCTGATTAGTGAAAATATAAAAGGCAATCTTGTGAATCGCATTACCGATCTGCCGGGCCCTCTCCATGATATGCTCAGGAATGGCCGTCTGTGTTGGAACGTGTACCCACCATATTTCACCGTAAAGCTCGATCTTAATATATTCCCCGAGGATCTGTGTCGAGCCCGGGAGAATTCTGTCACCCAGACGGTAAATATGATGGGTATCGAGGGTTAGATCAGACATTGGTTGTTCCTTGTTTTCTGGTATCATATTTGTCATAATCCGTTGATGGTTCGTGGTTTGAGAGCCATTCATCCAGTTTCTTTTTGCTGATATGGCCCCCCATGAAAACATAGCATTTGTGCAGTTCTTCAATCGTACCCACGCCGATTGAGACTATTTTTTCCGGGGCATTTTGGGAATGGCCCCCATCCCACCATTGGCCAAAAGCCTTTTCAATCGTTCCGTCTTTCATGGGAATATCGAACTTTCTACCGCCGAAAGCTTCCCAATTTTTAGAGGGTCGATCATATTCGTAACAACTGTAAAATCCATCGTCACTGGCAACTAAATATTTACCCTTTCTTTCGTATAGAAAGTTTACCGGCTTGTCTATTATTACGAATATTTGTTTGTGGCCCTCCAAGTAACCGTGGCAAGAATGAATAATAACATCAACAATATTTGGCATTTCACACCCCCTTGCTCATCTACTTTCAGCCATTTTGTATCTCATCACGGACAATCATACGGATCATATCCTCCAAGGTAGGTTCTGGCTCAATAGGTTTTGCTTCTGGAGCGTCACTTCTTGGTTTTTGAAGGCCTATTTCTATTCGGCACTTCAGGCACCATTCTTTGTTTTCTGCCCGTCTTTTTACATCTGTGATATAGTCCCCATAGCCAAACCATATTGGGGAAATCTCTATTTTGTTATTGGTATCTTCAGCCCCGCATCTGTCGCATTTGTATGTGGTTGTCTTCATTTAGTACCTCTCTTGAGTTTAAAAATGTTGGTGATGATAACATTTCCTTCTATATTCTCATTGCCTTCTGCATTTCTTATGACTGTTTTGATGTCCTCAATGTCTTCCATGGAAAGCTTGTTGTGTTTGCTTGTTATCGTTATATTGCCTTGTCTGTCAAGGCTTTGGAATGTTACTAAATATTGCGATCCTCCCGCGCATCCCAGCATCCCAAAAATCATTACTACGATGATGAATGGCTTCATTTGCTCATCTCCGCTTCTCTTGCCTCCAGCCATTTAATAATGGAGGAAGCCTGTTCTTTTGTGAGATCCTTCATGGATGCGATCGTGCCAGCCAATTTGAGAATATCTGTGCTGATAACGGCTCTCCGGTCTTCTTCCTTGGTGCCGATGTTGGAGAAGAGTGCGTTAATCTTGCCGATCTGCTTGCCAGTTACTTTGTTGGCATCTTTGTCGTTTGACTTTTCCTGTTCTTCTGGTTTCAGAATCTCATCGGGTTCCCGGGCCGGTTCAGTTTTTTGTTCTTCCTTCTGAGCTGGCTCAGTCTTGGTTTCTTGCTGTTTCTCTTCCTGTTTGCCCTCAGTGCCAGGCTTCACGCTATCCTCGATTGATTGTTGAGGTTCATCTTCCAAAACGAATTCTCCGGCACTGATACCTACTTCGTTGTACTCATCAATGGTTGCCGCTTTCGTGATTGCAGCCCCAAGCCCCATCCATTTCACCTTGTCTCTCAATACTGTTTTTTGTTCCATGATCTCTGGATCTGTTTTCCATGGGCCAGAATCTTTTGCCCGGGACCTGTCACGATGCTTAAGAATATCTTCCATCCACATGAAATGAGTTACCTCAGTGTCATCCATCAGAAGAAGATATACAATGACCGCTTTCCTTGCGGTTCCACGTTTCCCTGGGGGCAGTTGCTTGTGAGATATCCTGCCATTTACGACCTCGAAGGGCTCGTTTTCATACACGCTCACCGCCCTTATGTTTTTAACCTTTTTTCCATACTTCTCATCTTGCATCATGTAGGAAAATCCCTTATAGCCAACGATAAGGGTACATTCCTTCACTTTTTTGTCGGTGTTTCTGAATGGGACAGGATATGCATGCCCCAATCCTGGAGCTAAAGACAAGCCCAATTCACACGCTTGCAAGATCGTCAATACAACCGAAGATAAGGTGCATTCCTTCAACGCAGGGTTCCGTACTGCTGCATTGTGAAAGCTTGCCACGATGTATCTGGCGTCAATATCCTTGGAAGGTACAGCCAACTGGAATTTTGGCATATATTCTTCCAAAGCTTCGGACCACGTTTGTTTCTTTTTCTCTACAGTTGTTCCCATACTCTCTTCCTCCTTAATAGTTTTTGCTGATTTCCAGCGTTTGTATTGCCCGTATTTTATTCTTTCCATTTACCTTCACAATAAGGCGCCTGTTATCCAATACCCTCACAAACTCTACTTGCTTCATATTGAGGCTGCGGAACCTGAAATAGAGGGGATCGCCAGCCTTAAGATTATTTGCTTGGGATATTTTCAAATTGTCTCCTCCCTCCCGGTTTACGGTTCATTTCTCTACCTCTCTGTAAAACATTACCAAACTTCTTGTAAAACCATGAGGGTCATGGGATACAACGTTCCTTGATATGTGATGCAGGGCGGTGGGTTCCAACTGAACACCTTCCGGCCACATAAATATTGGTTTTTCTCCGCGCAAATACGCCCTATCCCCGTTATGGCTGAACCATACATCTTCATGCTTATGTTTATAAATAAGTCTCACTCCCCACCCTCCTCAATTATCTTAAATCGCACAATCTAACCCGCTCCATATATTCCACTTGGTTCTATTTCTCTTCATTGTCTTTTCCCTCCTCAATAATCTTCCTCGTCCTGTTCTTTTTCCATTTTATTTTCATCATCTGGGAGGTTATTTTGTTGTTTGTTGAAATCATCCGGGTCTATATATCCGGGGCGATTGCTTGGTGACAGGCTCTTACCTCTGATATGATTTCCACCATAACCAACGTTTCCTCCTCTACTTCCCATACATTCATTATTCATTCTTCCCATTTATTTCTTCCTCCTCCTCAATTATCCCCCTCGCCTTGTTGAAGCGGGGGACAGGTCTTTGACCATTTCTGCAGTCACAGTACACAGATTGGACCCCGATAGTCTGTATCATCTGTTTGTCGCCTACCGGGTACATATGCTTATCTGCATTCGGGCATTCCTCATACATGAACTCTCGGTAATGGTCAAGAATCCATTGGGTGAACTTATCGATGGAAAGCACAAAGTTCACTGCCACAGTGTGCGGATATGCTTCTTTATCAAATAGTTCGTCTGAAATCGATATCGCATGGATATATTTCTCCCACACCCCCGGTAATTCCTTCTGGAACCACATTCTGACTTCTTGCGTTGTCTCGCCATTGATGGAAGGGGAGAATCCTTTAGAACATTTTCTTACAGGTAACTTTTCATCTGTTTTTATAATCTCATGGCACACACTACACTGATATTCTGGTGCTTCCCATCCGTGATGAGAAGAAAACGGGATATATATCCAGTCACAGTTTATTTTCTTGTCCATCATCGCCCTAATTACTTGGGCTTGAACATTTGGGTCTGTTGCTCGGTTAGTCATTTTCTTTCTCCTTCCTGCAATCACGACATCCCTTGCATAATCTTCCATCAGGGAATACTCCATATCCAGAACAAAGTCTTTCATCCTTACCGTCCGACACCTTACTAATAGCTCTCAGAATCGCATCCCTACCCTCGACAGTCTTAAAGCCCGCATCGTTGAGTATTTTTACTATATCCTTATCGGTTGCTCGGTTATCCATGGTTCACCTTCCTCTTAGTGTCCACATTTTCGATCATAATGACACCAATCACATTCCTCTGTACCGGGACTATAGACAAAACTACAGGGACAATCATATATTCCAATTTCATCGTCAAACTCATCATCGGTGAGATTTTCCGTTATATCTGCACATTTTTGGTTCATCCCTTCACCTTCAGCCTTCCGCCCTCAAAAGTAAGGGCATCGTTGATGATTTTGTAGAATGGTTTATTGCCCACACCCATAGGAATATCAGAGAACATTTGTAACTTTTCCAGCGCCTCCACGCACTTCACGGCGATTGCTGGAAGGGCAGAGTGGGGGACATCGGCAACCTCATCAACGTGAGCCCCTGGATACTTAGTGTTCCACATCACAGTTTTGACCGTTTCCAGCCCTGA